TGTAACGATGTTGTATCCACGATATACCTTGCCAACTGAACTCCAACTTACATTCTTTGTAGAGTAAATTGCTACTGTCTTTTTTGACTTCGTTGGAGAAGCATTAACAGCCTGCTTGACTGGACGTGGTGTTTCAGCAACACCGATAACGCCATTTTCTATTGATCCTACAGCCTGAACTGTATCACTTGAAGATGCGCTAAGATCTGCTGTTGTAATAGCATCAGAAGACTCTGGTACTTCAGAAACTGATGCCTCAACATTATTTTCTTGAGCAACCGCCTCAACATTGGTTGATGGCTGATCGTTTTCTAACTTATACTTTTCCCAAGCGTTTAGTTCCTGGGGTTGTTCTGCATTATTGTTTTCTTCCATTATTTACCTCCTTGTGACTATTATAACAGAATAATAAAAAGTTAAGAGGGGGAGGAGAATTAACCCCTTCCCCCTCTCAAAGGTTACTGCTTACAGATTATGCATCTGCTGCAGAGTCTGCCCATGCGATTGCATCTTCTTCTTCCCATTGGATACCGAAGCGAACGAATACAGTATATTCAATTGTATCCTTCTTCGCAACGTATTCACGGTTTACGATGATATCACGCTGGAAGCCCCATACACGGTTCTGTGGGAATGTCAAGTCGACATAACCTGCAGGGTAGTAAGGAACTTCTTGGACATCGATACCTAGAACACGAGTTGTACGTGCTCCACCGAATGTCTGACCAGCACCGTCTAAGTAAGACTGTGTGTTGGCGTATGTATTACCATTCTTGCCAAGTGCTTCAGCGATAGCATCTGAAAGAGTACCGTTATTCTTAACGATACCTGCGAATGCATCTGTACCTACATAGAACTTAAGGTTATTCTTAAGTGCACGGTACTTGCGTGGCATAGCGAGAATGATGTCCTGCATTACTGCAGGTGTCCAAGCATTGTCAGCAACAGTGATTGCTGCTTCATGCGAGTCTCCATTGTCCTTGTGCTTCTTGATGAAGCCAGGCATAATAGAAAGGAATGGCGCTGTTGCACCATCACCGTTGATAGCAAGATCTTCAATGTCATTTGCGAATGCATTTGTCATCAAGCGAACTAGATGATCTTCTAATGCACCACCCTCGACATTGTCTTCTAGTGCTTCAGCAGATACTTCCCAATCTAGACGAATCTTCTTGGTTGTAAGTTCTACCTTTGAGAATGTAGCACCAGTGTTTGTATAGTTTCCAACTGCTTGAGCAGCAGCACGAATTACACGCTCACCGACGTTGATCTTCTCTAATTCCATGGTGTTTGCTCTCATCGTCACACGACGACCATCTTGAGCGAGAACTGTAGCATCCCAAACGTAGTCAATAAAACGACGTGCCTGTTCAGGGCGTAGGATTCCGCTTGCAGCATCACCCGAAGGGTTTACGGCATTAGGACCAGTGGTAACACCAAGGTTAGCGTTAGGAATATTTCCTAGTGCGCCACCATCAGTATAATTGCCAGGGATGTTTGATCCTGCTTCAGAACCTGATGCAAATGCACCTTGTCCTTGATATAAACCTGGTGTTGTTCCACCGAGTTCGCCTGATTCTCCTGGCTGGTTTTTCTTAATTTCTTCCGACATATTGTCACCTCCTAAGTGATTCTGCTTATTAATTACTAAATAAGTCGGCTGTTTTGAGGAAACGTCCGCCCCATAGGGATTTTTCAACCATTTCTGGTTGATCCTGTACGATCTCGCCTAGATCGCCAGACTTTCGGAAAGCAGTGTCTGCTTCTACTGCGTCTACTCTCTTTCCAAACTTGTCAACATGTTCAACTGTTGCAGCAATGTCTTTGGCGACTGCATCAAGTGAACTCTTTACTGCTGCTGTATCGACCTTTGTGGACTTAAGCATTTCTACTTCTGCCTGCAAAGACTTTACAGTTTCAACTAAATCGCTAAAGGCTGATGTAATTGTATTCTTGATTTCTGCAACTGCTTCAACAATTGCTTCATCTGACTTAGATACTTCTGCTGCAACTTCTGCTGCTGGTGCTTCAACTGATTCTTCAGCCTTTGCAACTTCTTCTGTTGGAGTCTCTTCAGACTTTTCAACAGTATCTTCTGCTACTGCAACCTCTTCAGATTTTTCAGTAACTTCTGCAACAGGAGTTTCAACTACGGCATCTGCCTCTGGAGCGATTTCTTCTGACTTAGTAACTTCGGTTTCTTCAACCTTTGTCTTTTTTGCCATAGGATTATCCTCCTTCTTAATCTTAGCATCAATGCCTTTAGCACTATCTACTAAGAATTTGACTATATCCATTTTTTCATTATCCGTTTTTTCAACGAACCCTATATTCTTCATTTCATTTCCGTTAACTGGACTTGTTACAGATTCTTCTTCTGACACCATAACCAAACCAGACTCTTCATCATAAAAAACATTTTCTAATGAAACATCTTGCCCCTTAACAACATCTACTCCATCTACCTTTTCAACTTGCATAATGTTTGCAAACTGATTTGCTGGAGAATCAACTAACGATAACTCAACAAGATCATAATCTTTAATAATTCTAATTGTGGAATCTGACTTTTCATCGTAACCGTCATCCCACTTATTCATACGACCACCAATAGAAAATCCTGTTAGTGTACCGTCCAAAACTTTTTCCCATGTATCTTGTGCACCCTTTGATACATATGCTGAAACAAAAACACCAGAATAAAACTTTTTAGATTCTGGATCAAAGTATCTATCTTCTTTAAAATTAACCATCTTGCCAACTGCTAGTGGCTGATGCATCTCACGAATGTTTCCACGAAACTTTGAGAATGCTTTCATTGATGCTTCTGCTGTTACAATATCGCCTTGCTTATCAACGTTATCAAGAGATGCAAAACCAGAGACGATACGTCTCTCCTTATCAACCTTCGCAAATGGAAGGGAAAGTCTTACTGAGTCGCCAGTGGTATCCCAATGGGCTTTAGATATAGTCATACTAGAATATATTATAGAGCCTTTTTTTGCAATATCTCAATTACTGAGATGATCGCCCTTCACCCTTTGGATTTCTTCCACTAATTGTGGCTGACCCATCGGACTGGTTATTTGTTCTTTCCCCATCCCGTGCTCTATCAGCATTATCGTTTGCTGCTTGTTCTGGTTTAGGATTGAACGGCTCGTCCCCTCCTTCCCTTTGAGGAAGTCCTAATGCAGATCTTGCTTCGTTTGGAAGCATTACCTGAGTCTTTACATATCTTTCTAAAATCTGAGACTGAGCAATTTCATCTGTAAGGGTTAGTTCCTTAAACTTAAGAACTAAAATATCAGTCTTTTCTTTAATTATTTTATTAATAATTTTTTCAATTTCTCTTTGTGCTGGTCTTGATACCTGCTCTTTAAAGGTACGGTCTTGAGCAAGTGCTGCTGCGATTGAACCTGCATCTCCGCCACCTATCTTTGATAGTGGTACTTGGTGTGCAATTAAAACATCATCACGATTTTGCTTTCTATACCTTTCAAATGAACCTTCTTGGACACCGTTTTCAATTGGTTCCATTTTGAATTCAACCTTGTTGGTATCTGTATCTCCTGGAAGAGGGATGTAAAGAGTTCTGTGTGACTGACCCTTTAGACTTGTCTGTAAAAACCTAAACATTTTATCTTCAGCATCTGCCGAAAGTCGAGCACCCTTTAGGGTCACAACATAACGAGGGACAGCCTTATTGCTAAAGTAGTCGATGTTATATTGTGACGCTAACTGGTCTCCATGGAGCGAGTTTATTGCCGACATTATATCTGGTACACCATAAAAAGTATTTAAAGGCGAGTACTGTTTAAAGTGTATTATTTCATTTGGTCTTGGATCCGACGCAACTGGATTCGGATTTTTTGCACCAAAATTTCTAAAATAGACAACCTTATTTCCGATTATCTGAACATAGCCATCTCGCAATCTACGAACACGCATTGTAGTTGCTGGTATATGACCTACATATCCAATCTCTCCACGAGTGGTTCTTCCAATTTCAAGGTACCCGTTTCCGATTGCTTGCACATCTGTGTAAACCTTCATCATTGTTGTTGTAAAAGAATCATCATCGTTTAATGATTCTAGCCATTCGTGCATTTCAATCTTTGCACGTTCAATTCTATTTCTTGCTCTTGCTACTTGTTCTGTATCTTTGTTTGACTCTAAACGAAGCATTGTGCTTGGTGCAACCTCAAAGTCATAACCTAAGCCAACAATGTTTTCTACTTTAGCATCAATCGCAGCATGATTAGCAAATGATGTATCGTAATAGTTTGCAAGTTCATAAACATTCCAAGGTGGAGTGATTACATCAAATAAACCATAGCCATTTCTGTATACTGTTCCAGGATTAATCTCTTTTGACTTTGCATCTCCAAGTCCGTGTTGCTCTGCTCTTGCGCTATCAATATAACCTTGTCCTGGAGCATTTGCTGACTTTTCCATAAAACGTGATGTTCTTCTTTTAAAGTTATTGTCCAAACCAGAATATGACTTTAGTTCTGTCCATGTCTTGTTGAATGGATCTGATGTTTTAAAAGAGTCAGTTGGCTCTATAAGATTATCAATGCTTGCTCTAAGAATATACTCTTGATCTTCTGACATTATTCTTCGTCTCCATACTTTGCAATAGTATCTTTTGCTGCCTGTACTGCTCCAAGGTCATTTAGGTTAGGAATTAATCCAGCCTTCATTCTATCTACTTGTTCGCTGTATTCTTCATCAGTAACTCTTCCCATACCCGCAAAAAAATATGGCTCCCCATCTGGCTCTCCATAATATGCTGCTGCTTGCTTTAATTCTGCAATTCTTGCAAGATCACCCTTCATTGATGGAATGTTTAATATGTTCCCGTTTCCATCAGTAAACCACTTACCGTTAGACTTTTTCCAAACATAAATACCCCAATCATACTGCTTATCGATTAGTGTAACCTTGGTTTCGCCTATCTGGCCAGGCATTCTTGGCTTGCCTTTTTTGTCAAAAAGTGGCTGATCTTTATGTTTCATAACCACCAGTATACCATATCATACTGCAGATGACGTAGACTGTTGCCACAAAACGTTTTGGTATATATTGTATTCGCATTCGCCGATACCAAAAACCTTGTCTGTGCCAGTTATTATTTTATTTGTTCCTACGTAACTCTTATATACATCTTCTGGATCTACCCCATAATAACTGATTGAAGACTGCACCAGAACACCGTTCCATAGGAAAAACTCTGGTACCCAATACTCCCAGTCTAAAGTTAGAGGGCCAGATCTCTTTACCTGGAACCAAGGTCGCTTAGAAACCTTTTGAACTTCTTGCAGGTTGGTAGATTGGTAATAAGATATATTATTAAATAATAATGGTCCGTTTAATTTTATAGATCCAAACACTCCAGAAATATCAAGAAGATTAGAAAAGGAAATACCAAGAAACGCCCACTGCTTAATGGTTAGGACTGGATCTTTAACAATCTTACCATTTAGATAAAATGCTATTCCATTTTCTATTCTTCCAGTTAATGCATTAACTCCGTAGATCTTTCCTCTTTGTCCAGTTTGATCATTGGCAACTATGTAAAATCTAATGTATGAGTTTTTTGCTTCAATTTCAAATATCTGTTGTGGCGCATATGGGAAGTAGTCTTCATCAAATCTAACTGCAAGTTGCATAGCCATAATCTTATCAAAGTCAGAAGTTTGATTTTCATTTATTGGAATGAGTAAACCTCTGTTGATTAAAGGATCTTGTTTACCTCTAACCTGAATACCGCTTGTTCTTGTCATATATAAGTATGGCGATGTATTTTTATAAATACTGTAAGGATTTTTTCCTTTGTAGTTATAGTAAATTCCAGACTTTTTATACGGATACATTTTTACATAAGGACTTGTCCCTATTGGATTGCTATTATTATTAAAAGCCTGAGAGCAATATTCTAGTTTCTTAAGTTTAACTTTGTTTCTTAAAATATTTTTTACCTTAAACTCTAGATGAGTCACTAAAGAAAGTTCATTAAAATCTACATTAGACGGAGGATAAATAATCATATTATCTATGACTTCGTACTT